CAATAGTCCTGATCATCTACCTTGACTTCTTGAACAGGTGGTTTAACTGGTTTAGCAGCTACTACCTTGCTCATTTCTTCTCGGCTTGGTCTCTTTCCTTTAGCTGCATAACCTGCCGCGCTAAGGCTGCGGCCGATTGCTGAAGTCTCACAATTCTCCAATGCTGAAGTGCTATTAACACCTCGATCAGTAACTTTTTCTTCCGCGTATCCTGTCGTCCATGCAACGCTATCCGTAGAATTCTTAAATAGATAAGCCTTAACAATGTATCGATCTTTCTCGACAACTTCCAACTCTGTTGCAATACGAAAATCTGGATAGTCCTTAATAAACTTTTCAAGTCTCACCTCAACTGTCTCGTAATCGGCTAAATTAAACATAGAGATCGTTCTCCTCGGTTGCTAATTGTCCAGCAAGTGCGCCATAGCTGCATAGGTCGACCCAGTTGTCGATGTGTTGCGCTGATTGATTAGTCCTTGCAAGTTTAACCAAGACCATAATCCCCGCCACTTGATAGTCGTGTATTGGTGTTTGTAAATATGCTGAGAGGAGCATTGCGGTGTGTTGCAGGTTATCCGCAGGGTGGCCGTATGATAGCCCACGCTCACGGATCGTGTCTGTTGCTGTGAGTAGTATTTCATTAGCGCGCATCTGTTGTCACTCGCTGAAATGACTTAGCAACGATTAGACCCTCGCGCTTGCCTTCGTTAAAGCCTTTAGCCCATCCAACTAAGTACCACAAAGCATTAGCTAGTAGAAGCAAGATGATCATTGGCATCTCAAATGACATTATGCCACCTGCTTAGATAGTAAAAGCTCTGCGAGTTCTGCAGCTGTGATCTTGTTGTTGTCAAACATTTCGCATACATCTTGAATAAACTGATTTGTCTCTGCGTTCATTTTTGTACCTATCTGTAGCAACGCCCTCGGTTGCTTACTGAATTAGTGTGACATAACTGTCCGACTAAACAAGCACATTCTGATAACGAAATGATAACGATTATCGGGGTCTGCCGTATGACTTTCCAGACACGATGAATGTGCCATCCTTTTCGATGTTGATTAGATCAACCTGAACCTTGGCTTTGTTGACATAGATGATGGCGAAAGCCTGTTGCCAATTAGCCACGCCCTTAGTGTATGCAGCTTGCTTAAAGTCCATAAGATTGCCTACTTCAACACCATGCAGGACACGCCCTATTCGGCCTCCAGAGGCCTCTGAGAAGGCACTACGCCCTGCTCTGTGGGTATGACCTGAGATGACATTCTTGCCATGCCTACGAGCCGCCTCAAGGGCTGATAAGCCCCCCTGCGGCTTGATGGGTGTGTGGTCTCCATGTACTGCGATCCAGTTAGGCGCAATAGGCATAGGGTTCTTATGGAAGGTAATACCAAGCTCATCAAACTTCATAAATTTCTCAAAGCGCAACTCTGGCAATGCCCCGAAAGCAGGGACTTTAGCCATGATGATGTTGTACAAGCGATCCGTGTGATTGCTACGGATGCAGTCTGTAACGCCTAAGTCCCACAGAAGCTGCACAGCCTCGTTGCGGTCATCATCTAGGGTCTGGGCGTAACTGCCCATCCGCCCTTCTTCCCACTTGCTAATCTGTGGAAGGTCGATCTCATCGCCAATGGTGACTACTTGATCTGGCTTGAACTTAGAGATGAAGCTTGCAAGGTTACGGGTTGCAACCCTGTCATGGTAAGGGACTTGTAAGTCCGAGACTACGACTATTCGCTTAATCGTCATCCTCATCATCTTGGTAATCGCCATAACGCTCTGGCTCGACAGGATCTGGCAAGATCCAATGTGGATAGGCTTGAGGCTCTGTAATCATGAACATGGCTACATCCTCTGCGAAACCTGCTCTTTTAAGCGAGCAGAAGTATTCATAAAGCCCAATGCAATAAGCATCTAGCTTTGAGTAGCCTTGTTCCTCAAGTGCCTTAGTTGCTTTTCTTGCCATAGCAGAATGTTACCTGTCGAGAAGTATGTTATAGATTTCATCGACTCGCGTGTTGAGTCTTTTGATCTCAGACAACAGGTGTGTGATTACATAGCTTGACAAGCCACCAAGGATTGTAATCGTGGCAATGTAAAGCGTGAAGAAGTCTGACTGTGTCACTTCTTAATACCCATAGATGGATCGTTAGGCGATAGGTATCGCAACACAGGTGGAAGGATAGAAGCGATGCCAGCTGCAATAAGTGCCTTAGGATCTGACACACCTGCTGCCGCCATTGAGATAACTGCTACCAAAAAGGCTCTAGCCCATGAACCTGCTGCTGTCTTTAGTTCATTCATTATTCTCCACCTAACATAGATATTTGAAAAAAAGCACCATCATTGTCAGCTTCTTTCTTAAAGCTAACATGCATGTGCTTAACGTGTTTGTTAGCCCCTGTGTACTTGCGCCACTTCCAGTTAAGGATGGGTGAGCAAATTCGTCCATCGAAAATGATGTAACTAATACGCTTGTCTGCTTTTGACTTTGATAAGGCACGAAGCTGATCTGCAAGATCGCCCATGATGTCGGGCTTGCTACCTTTGAACAGGTCACGATCGACATCAATGGCACGAACCCAGCCCTGCTCATCTGGATTATGATCAGACTTGCGAGCAGCGTGTCTGGTATCACCAATCCAGCCATCCGATAGCCGGTCACGATCTGGGAATGAGTCATCGACTTGTTCCCTTAGTTGGATCGCAGCTTTACTTAACTTAGGCTTCATCCGACATGCTCGGTGTGAATTGTTCCGCTTCTGGATTTAGATAGCATTGATAGTCTGAGTTGGCTTCATCAACAGGAATCCAAGATTCTGAACCATCATCATTTGTTCTTACGATGTAATGATTATTTTCTAAAACTGTTACTTCTTTGTATTGTGGCATTTTATAACTCCGCGCTTAGTAGATGATTCGGACCGATGTAGACTGCACCATTTCGCACAGTTGCACTTGTTGTCATACCATTGGCTAAAAACGAATATGCTTGATTACTTGTTTTGTAGGCTTGATAAGATGTTGGTGTTCTATCAGTAACGCCCACTTCAACAATAGCATTTGTGTAAACTGTTGAAAAAGTGATTGTCGGTGTAACTCGCATAGCCACAGGTAATCCAGCCATAAGTGCCGCATCTGTCGTTGAGTACCAAGTGCCCCAAGCCTGACTTACTGCAATTACTTGGAAGTAACGTTGGCAAGCGGCTAATTCTCCTTGGATTGTTCCGCCAGCATAAACAAAAGCCGTAGCAGTTGATCCGAGCTCTAATTTGGATTCTGCAATATAAAGGAAATCTCCAGCAGTAGTGTCAGTAACATCTGACCAAACAAAGAGGATCAAGTTTTTTGTGCTGGCAGTATCAACCGCAGCTGATACTGAATAAGTGGCATAAGAGGTAGTCACGCTCAAATTGGCTGGGCTGTTCTCATAAGTAGCATTAGCAATTAAAGTAGGATTAGTACCTTCTGCGCCCCAAGCCGAGATTATGTCACTTGTTACTGTATCAGCAGTTCCAGACCATGCCACGATTGCAGCCTTAACATTATCTAATTTTGTAGTTGAGCTTACTTTAGCCTTAAAGCTGAAGGTAACTGTATTGCCTACTAAACCTATAACATCTTTGTTTTCAATAATAGTCGCTATGCCGAACTTTTTATTTGCTGTTTCAACATCTAGAGCGATAGCAAACTGACCATTTGTAGGTACTGTTGAAGTATCCTGAGTTACATCAATCACATCGTTAGTGTCTGAAAGAATATACCAGCGATCTAATGTGTAAGCATCATCGTTGTTAGCACCTGAAACAAAAGAAGTGCCACGCTGAGCAATCGCAAAACCGCCATTTATAAGATAATTTTTATTGATTGGCGTTCCAGTTGCATCATTAGCCCACACGAAGTCCATGTCTGTGTTAGATGCCTTAGCAAGGACTTGACCAGTAGTGCCACCCTTTAGATCGACCAGAGAAGCATCGATTGAATCGCCTAGAGTCTCAATGGCTACTGCGCCATCCTTTACGAGGTCAGATGAGGTCGGAACAGTCCAACCAAAGTTAGGTGTAGTAGTTGCCATTAGGTTAGTGCTCCAGTCGCGTTAGTCCATGTAAGTGTACCATTTACGCCAGTCCAGATGAGTGAGGCTGGCAATACTGTTTCCCATTGTGTGGTAGAGAGTGAGAAGTCTGTAGCTGAGACAAAAAGGGTAAGGTCTACAGATGATGGAGTAGCCCTTACAGCGATGTTTTCCACGAAGCCATCAAACTGGCCGCCGAGAAGATTGCTAGGCAGGTTAGTAATTAGCACAGGCTGACCAAAAAAGATGTTGATTAATCGATCAAGGTCTGCGCTAGGCAAGTCTGGATTATCTAGGCGGAAGGTAATAGCTTCAAGAGAGCCTCTGGGATTTTTACGCAGATTAAGCTCTCTAGAGCCAATTTCAGTAATGTCAGATACACCCTTGATGTTTGACTCAAAAGATCGTTCGTAAAGCCCATACGTGGCAATAGAGTCGGTGTCAGAGGTACTGTAGGTCGAGGCGTATCCTGTGCCGTATTTATAGATCAGGCTGTTACGAATGCGGTTTGTTGTCGTAATTGACCGAATAGTGCTAGGGCTTGAATAAGAGCCGTTAATGTTAGTAAATCCATTAGCTGCAAGATATGTGCTGCGATGGTCTGCATCATCATAAGAAACTAAGCCATTCTTTTCTTCATGCATTTGACCGAGCGCGCTGTTAGCAATCTGGTCTGTAAGGGTATTAGATCGAGCTGTAGCCGATGCTGCTAGATTGATCATGGTGTAAAAGCCTGGGTCAATGTCTCCGATGTAAGACTCTGCATCTGCCCATGTGGTCGTTGCTGGATATGTAGCCCATGTAAGGGTAGGCGTAACCTCATCCCATGTCAGGTTAAGGACACTATCTACAATGGCTGCGATTTGTGCGCCATCTAATCCTTCTGCAAGGGCTGTGTTGTAGATAGATTTTTTAAGCTTGGCTAAATAGCCTACGCCTAAGATTCTGCCATAAGTGATAAAGCCTGTTTCCTCTGGGCTGCGTACTCCTACAGAGAAGTCCGAAACCTCGCCACCATACATAGTGACATAAGTCCCAGCACTATCTTTAAGCTCTAAGGTAATGCTGTCTGTGACATCGATGGTGAATGGTGAGCCATCTGTGTTAATGATGTCTACTTGGCAGTAACCTGCTGTGCATTGGCGATCGATATCAATTCGACCAGCTGCAAAAGATACAGCGGTGACAGTCGTATAAACATCATCACCTACTGTTACACGCCACTCAGGAAGCCAAGTCATTAGTCGATCCCGAGAACATCTACTGTGCCACGATTACCAGCACCTCTAATAATCTCTACTACCTTTTCTGCTACAGCATTAGGATCTGTAAAAGGATCGCCTGTAACTGTAACTTCAATCTTGGTTGTGCCGCCTGTGACTGTCGTTTGTGCGGCCGCTGCTTCTGCTGCTCTAAATGCTTCTAAAGTAGAAACATTGGCGGCCGCTGCTTCTGCTGCTTTAGCCGCTGCTTCTGCGGAAGCTTTAGCAAGAATAGCTGCGACTGTTTCGGCTGCTGTTTTGTTAGCAGCATCGATAGCATCTTGGGCTGCTTTTGCTGCCGCTGCTGTGCTTGCAGCAGTTTCCGCATTTAGTTTAGCCAAGGTAGTAGCCGCTTCTGCTTGCGCTTTTGCTATCGCATCTGCCGAGGCTTTGTTCGCTGCTGCGATTGCCGCTGCGCTGGCCGCTGCGGCTTCTGCTGCTGCCTTAGAAGCTGCTGTTGTTGTCGCTGTTAGTGCAGCATTAGCGGATGCTGTTGCGGATGCTGCATTAGCCGCTGCTGTGCTGAAAGATGATGACCATTCTGTCAGGTTAGGGCGGATAACTGTGGTTGCTACTGTGTTAGCGAATGATGACCACTCTTTGCCATTGGCTTGAATCTGTGTGCCCACAGCAAACATGGAAGCAGTCAAAGCATTAATTGATGCAGTTAGCGGATCAACCTTCCATTCCCCGAATGGATCTGCAAATTCTAAAGCCTTAACTTTGGCAAGTATGTCTGCTAATTCTTTAGACTTTTCTTGAGCCTTTTCCAATGCCTTTTGATACTTCTCTACATCGGTAAGATTTTCATCAAGGATTGCCTTCATTAATTTTAGGCGGATTTCATCTTCCTTAGAGATTTTACCCTTGAGGGCCGCTTCGATCTGAATCTTTTGTAAATCAAAAATTGCTCTAGCCTTAGCAAGCTTGAGGCTTTCCTTATTAATCTTAAGAGTATCTTTTGCTACCTTGTCCGACTTGCTTTGAGGATTTGCAAACTGACGTGTTAAATCAGCAGGAGGCCCTTGCGGAAATCCACCAGCAGGAGCACCTTTACCTAAGCCACGAAGGATTTGTAAATAGCTGCCAAGAATAGGAATCATGCCAACATTAAAACTGCCAATGCCCGGCAATGCTTTTAACTTTTCAGTTAATACACCAATGCCACGAATTACATCTGCTGTGTACAAAGCTGCATCTTGCATGTTATCTGCAAGATCTTGGACAGAGTTATCCTCGCCTAGTCCTTTAAGTGCATCAATGATCCCAGTACCGATAATCTCCTGAACATTGGCAGAAGCGACTGCAAGCTTATCCATCGAACCCTGAAAGGTTGCTGCCGCAGCTGTTGCTGAACCCCTAAAGGTATCTGCTAACTGTGTAGTTACATCATAAAATGACTTAGTCTTAAGATCTGCCTTTGAGATACCTACACCCAGACGAGTAAGTGCTGTGTTATTACCCAGATATGCACGACTCAAAGCAGATGTAACAGAACCTAAATCCTTGCCTGTTGCAGCACTAACATCTAAGGCTAGATTAAGAAGTCTTTGTGATTCTACTGTGTCGCGTGTAGCGATAGCCAATGATTGATAAGCAGGGCGTAGAAGATCATCAACAATTCCAAACTCACTCTGTAAACGTTGGATGAATGCTTCTGCACTAGCCGCATCGCGCTCTAGCCCAACATTCTTCAAGGCTAAGGCTAATTGTTGTTGCGCCTTTTCATCTGCCGCTGCTGCCTTTACGGAAGCCTTCGCAAAAGCTAAGACTCGTGTGCCTGAATAAGCAAGTCCAATACTTGCAGCAAGTTGCTTAACATTTTTAGTTAACTTTTCAGTCGAAGTTTCAGCTTGCTTAAAAGCCTTTTTGCCTGTGAACTCGGCGGCAATATCAATCTTTACATCTGCTGCCATTACTTCACCCGTGTCCTTTTCTCAAACTCAATTTTTGCGTTTTCAATAGCTTTAATCACCGCTGCGTTAGCCTTGCCTTGATCTTCGGCATAAGCACGAAAGATTGCGCGACCTTTCATTTTCCGAGTAGCACGACCTGCTTGACCTTCTGCCCTTTGAAAAGCGTTAACTATTTGACCTGTGCGATTCATGGCATCGATAAACTGTTGACCAGCGTAAGGGTTATTACTTAAAGACTGATCTTTAGATCCTGAGCGAATTGTCTTACCAAAATTTGGATTGCTGGGTGCTACAACTTTGGCCAATGGTGCTTGTTCTCTGCCTTGTGGATTTTTACGGCCAGCGGTCTCATAGATAGATCCTGAGACAGAAGCATTGACAATGCGAGCTAGTGAACGAAATCCAGAACGATTAGGTTTAGATGGAGTTGTCTTGTAACCAATCCCACGTTTAGCCTCAGATGATGACCAGACTCGATTTCCCCATCTGCCGTTATTACTTTTAGCCCATCCACTTAATGGTGCGGTAGATGGAATAAAGCCGCGAGCCTTTGTAGTAATCGGCTTAAGAATTGCAGCTATTTCTTTTTGAGTTTCTTTAGCAAGATCAGGAGTAAAGTTTCTTAGGGCTTTACGAAGTTCAACGCCGCCTTTTACTTCTGTGGGCATCTGCTGACTCCTTCGCTTCGTCTGTAAGACCTTGAAACAATGCATTGAGCATGTCTCGATCTAGCTCTAATAATTGCTGTGGCGCGATCCCTAACCTAATGCTTAGCCTAGCAATTAGGTAGGTGAACGGAAGATCGCGCTTTAAGCTAAAGGGTCTGAGTCCTCCACAGTTACGCTCTTGAGCGTTTCTATGAAGTCAATCCCGAAAGGCTTAACAGTTTCACCTGACCTGCGTGTTACTTCCCAAGCAAGCCAATAGACCATGCTCTGCATCTCGTCATCACGAAATGCTTTATGGAACCCTTTTTTATGGTGTGATTCGAATGCGAATTCCACAGCTGGTGTGATTTCGCCTTCTAGCACACTTCCATCATTACGAACGATCTTTAGTTTTGCCATGAGTTTGCCCCTTTATAGTTTGTTTAGAATGTGCCTGTTGTGGCTACTGCAACTGTTGAGTTAGCAGTAAATGTAATCGACTGTGTGCCAATATCGCCAACAGCACCATTGATGTCTGTTGTGTTATTGACTAGCAATGAGACTGTGTACAGAGGGTTAGTCGCTGAGACTATTGTTCCCTTTGTTTGTAGAAATACTGCGGTTACAGTTGTACCCCATGCAGCTTGTAGTGTTGCCAATACATTTGCTGATGCTGTGTCATTCAGGAAGTCGATTGTCACAGTTGATGACTCTAGACCCTTAACGAACTTATGAGAGTTATCTCCCATAGCCGTTACTTCTAGCTCATCGAATACGCGGTTGATTGTTACTGCTGTTACATGGTCTGAAAGATCGACAGTGTTAATCTTCACACCTACATTGTTATTTAGAAATACAGCCATGAGATTATTCCTCGTCCTTCTTAGTAGTTGCTGGCTTTGATACTGCTGGTGCTACCTGCCCGATCTTGATCAGGAAGGCTTCGTTTTCTTTTTCCCACTCGGACATGTTAACTCCAACTCGTAAGGATTGATACGGACATCTCGCAGCTTAAAAGGTCTCCCGATGCAGCGTTGAGAATACTTGGTGCGCTGATTGCGCTTACATTATAGACGAGAGATGATGCTGCGAGCTTTGCGAACACGCCACAGACAGTATCTTCAATCCCGTTTAGGTTGCCTTCATTGTCAAACAAAGGCACAGTCATAATTATCTTAAAGTTAGCCATTGGGCTGATGCCAATGTGTTGATTATTTGTTGGTGTCAAATACGGATCGTCCGGAGAAATTATGCAACTGTTAGCCAATACAACGCTTGGCGGAAACGCGAAAGTCTGGTATTTGCTGTTATCTACTAGAGCGCTGGCTAAAGTAGTGCGAAGGGTAGTGATGGCAACGGGCATTATCCCACCATCGAACGCGGATCAAGTGCGTGAGCGATCAATCCTCGCACCTTAGCGAGAAGCTGCGCGCTCATTCGGTAAGGGCTTGGCTGGAAATCGACTGCGTTACTGCCTGAAAGGGTGGCTGTACGCGCTTGCCAGATTTCAACAGATATCATTAAAGCTGCTTGCTGGACTGCTGTGTCTGTTGTCCAGTCGGTGTTAGTCGTAGTCGATACAGATCCGTAAGGATAAATCGGATGATAACCCTGAGCAGTAGTGTGATTAGTATTAACGCTAATTGAAAAACCATCAACGGCGGTAATTGTTTTAGTGCCGTTATATAAATTGCCTGAGTTAGCAATCGTTACGCTTTGACCTACATAAAATGTCTCGCGCACATTGTCATTAAAATATAGAATGCCTGAACCTACTGTGTTTTCATGTGCGACTGTAAACCATTTTGGTGCCCAAAGCATAGGAAGTAGGACTGCATCTGATGCATCGCACACTTCCTGTAAAACGGCATCTGTGTACAGGGTGCCGACTCCGAGTGTGGAGCGTAATTCACTTACTGTCGTGAGAGCCATCTTGTTTCCTTTCTAAAGACTCTGGGGAGTAGAGGGCTACTACTCCCCAGAGCGACTTAGTTACCTAGTTATCAGGTTAGGTTGAACCAGTTTGCGCCAGCCGCTAACTTAGTGGCAAGTGCTCCCTGACCGAATAGTAGAATGTCTACAGTTCCGTCTGAATTAACATTAGTGCGAAGCTGCTGACGAGCACCCTCATACCATGTGTAAGCATCTGGGTTGATGACAGCCATTGAATAATCTGCTGTTCCAACTCCGCCAGAACCCTTCATGTAACGAGATACACGAAGATCAAGACCTGCAACATTACCGCGCAGGCTTGTTGGTGAAAGTGCTCCTGCATTATTTTGAGGATTTGCAGCGATGTAAATTGGTCGACCAGCATCATTGTATGACATGATGTTAGCCCACTGCTCTGGTGTGACAACCATGTTGCGAGCAAAACCAAGTGAAGCAGAATAAACTGCTGCTGCTGCGCTTGAAACATAACTTAGCAAACCTGTTGCTGAGTTAGCCTGTGCTGTTGCGTTAAGAGTACCTGCGCCCTGAATAGCAGTTGTTACAAATTCTTCAGTATCTTTTGCGTAAGCGTATTCCATCTGGACAAGAAGTTCATCTAGAAATGCAGGTGTTGAATTTGTTAGGAGTTCTAGAGTTGTGATTGCACGACCCTTAAAGGACTTCTTTGTAACTGTGATAAATGATGCTTCAAGTTGTGACTCTGTTACTGGTGAGTTCTCATCGATCTGATCGACTAGAGGCACTTCAGTAATCTTAGGCAACTCAAATGTTTTTCCAAATTCTGGCATTGTACCGCGAGAAACTGAATCAATCATTGGGCGATCTGCGTTAGAAAGGAAGTTAAGTAGCTGTGTGCTTTGTGGTGTTGGGATAAATCCTGCACCTGTTGTCTGATCGTTGTCAGCAGCGCGTAGCCATTGACGAGATTCATCATCACCAAAGAGGTTAGCCTTTAGTGTGTTCTCCAAGTAGTTACGCTTTGTGATTTCGATTCTTGGAGATGTGTAGTACATCGCTGTTACAGTAGGGCGAGCAGCCTCGACAGGTGCTGCCTCTACTGCAGGTGTTGCTTCGACTGCTGAAGTGGTATCTTCCACGGCTGTCTCGCTTTCTGTAGTTGGGTTTTCTTCAGCAGGGGTAACTTCCTCTGCTGCGATCTCTAGCACCTGAGCAGACTTAAAGGCTGGCTCCGTTACGAGAGAAACTTCTTTTAACTTAGCCGCTGTTACGACTGTGTGTCCGTTGCGTGATGGCTTAGATGCAAGGATCTCTGCGCCTATGCTTAAACCTGAAACCAAATTTTCGCTTGCCATGATGAGGGCATCTGTGCCAGCCTGTGAACGGCTTAGCTTAAAAGTTGCATAAATGCCATCTTCTTTTTGTTCAGCTGAGATCATGCGACCAACAGGCTTCTTCATGTCATGCTGTGATAAGAGCTTAATCTTTGTTGGGTCTGCAATCTCAATAGATCCTGCCTCGAATGCATAAGATCCAAGATTAGTGCTGCCAATTTCATCATTACCAAAGGGCACTATCTTGCCGGTGATTTCGCGCTTTTCTTCGTTGCACTCAATCATTGTGGCTTCGATGTATAAGTTTTCCATTAGCCTTCGCTTCCATTAGGTGTTAGATCTTCCATCTGCATAGCTTGTTCGATTGTAATTAAACCAAGTGAAAGCATCTTTTCTATAACTAGCAATCGCTCCATAGGTTCAACGCGCAAGAATGTAGAATCTAAATCGAACTTTACATAGTGACCAGCAGTAGATATATCATCCATGCTTAAACGCTGCTCGATTGCCGAGATGTATGGCTGGAAGGCTAGTGCCACTAATTGTTTTCTTTCATCTATAATGTTTGCGTATGTCATAGATGTGTTGAGGTCTGCTGACAAGTAGTAAGCAGGGATGCCGCACAATCGACTAATCTCAGTTGCAAGATTCTGGATTGCCTCGTTGTACATCATGTCTTTAGGACTAAAGCCAATATTCTGCGCCTCAAGAGTTGAGGTCAAATATGCAGTTGAACGATTCTGACGAGCGGACTTCCATGAAGCCAGTAAGCCTTGAACTTCCGCAGGTGGGAGATCTGCTCCTGTATTTTTTAACACTGTAGTAGCCATCGGAGTTTGAGCAGCTACAGCAGCAGCCTTCTGAATGTCGATAGCTGCTTGAATTGTTCTTGCACCTGTTGTAAGTACGCCTTCGTTGAATGCTTGGAATGTAACTAGAGATCCAAGACCAGACATCGGACGAGGTGAACCATCAACATAGTATTGAGTCACAACAGTGTTAGTTACATTAAGATCAAAAGTGATACGAGTATTTGCTACCCACTCAAAAGATGCAGGACGATTATCCTCCTGGTAAGTCTCGGTAACTTCCAGAAAGGCTTGCCCAAAGAATAGAAGGCTATCGACCAAATAGCTGACAGTTACGAACTGAGGCTGTGATTTAGATAATTGATGAACCCATCGTGGAGCTGCAATATCTTCTCCAGTAGACTTCTTTTTATACTCTAGCGGAATAGATCCGACTGTGCAGAGAAGATCGCGGCATCGCTTAATAGCAGGGACAGCCATAGCATCTCGTCTACCAATTACAGGGAATGTAAAATTGTAGATTGAGTTAATGCCATCGCCCATAATCTTAGGCGCGAGCTGTGCCTCTAATATTTCTGGCTTACGCGAAAAGATACCCATAGACAGAAATTGTAGCATTTGTCAAGCAATTAGACAATGTGCTAGGGCGTGTCTAAGTATAAATCTGTGGCTTAGGTGCAGGGATCATTAACTTGCTTACCACCATAGCCAATCCAATCGGAGCAGAGATGTCACCTGCCGATTTGCGTTTGATGATACGCCATGCCGAGTCATTGACTTTAGCGGCGCAGTTATTCATCTGCTGGATCAATTCTGCCTGACCATTGTGTACCACACGATGATTGACCAAGCCTTCTAGTAAATCTCCACAGGCTTTGTAAAACTGCTGACCTGAGACATCTTCTACCATAACTCCAGCGTTAGACAGTCGATCTGCGATTGTCTGCGTGGCGTACTTGTCAAAGCAGACTAGCCGTGGCTTATAAATGTCGCACCATGCCTTTATACTTGCTGCCATCTTTAGCTCATCGATGGCAACCTGAGAGCTGTAAGTCTCTAGGATTCCAATGCCAATCCTCCCATCTGGGAGAAGTTGTCCTGCGACCAATGATCCGTTCCTGCGTGAAGGACTGACATCGAAACCAAATATAGTATAAGCCCCAGCGGCCATTTCAAGTGTGCTATCAGATGTGTCCTCTAGAACTCCATGAGGCCACGGACTGCTTAGCGAATCGATCCATTGACAAAGAGTCTCAGTACGCGTGTTCTCAATCGGTGAAGTAGCAATCGCTTCTTCAATCGCTTCTTCTGTGATGGTGTATCCCAGAGAGGGGTTAGCCAAAGCCCATGCATTGCGATCGTCTATCTTGCAATACTGGGGTGCTGAGTATTCATAGAATCCAAAAGACTTAGGTGGGTAGTCGATAGCTCTTTCCCGTAGGTCGTTGAGTACAGTGCTGAAAGCGTCTCCTGCATTAGAGGTAAAAAGCGCTTGAGAATTTGGACGAGCTCTAGTTGTAGGAGTAGCAGCTCTGTATCCATCTTCAGAGATTTCTCTGAGTTCATCGATGTAGAGAAAGTCTGCTGATCTGCCTCGAGAGCCGTCTCTAGTTGCTGCGACAACATCAAGCCTTGCTCCAGATAGCATCTCAATTGACTCTGTGCCGTTGGCATATCTGATCTGTTTAACGAATCCTTTGAGGTGGTCATTGTTCTCCAATGCACTTGCGACCTGTCTAAAGGTCTCTAAAGCCATCGACCGGTTCGATGACATGATAAGGACATTCTTAGAATCCCATTTTAAGAGGTGTGCAAGAATCAACATACGAGCTAAAAATGTCTTTCCGTTTTGTCTCGATATGAGCAACAAGCAAGACTTTTTTATCCACATGCCTTTTTTGTCTACTGTGAGCATATCCTTGAGCACGAACTCCTGCCACGGCAATAACTTCTCGCCAATGATCTCAGCTATATCTAAAACATCTTGCAGCTTATTTTCGCCCTTGAGAAGTGGACTGTGAAGCCGTGGCTTGGTTGCCCCTCGTAGGGCTTTGGACTTTTTGGGCTTAGTTGTCATTGATTTGGACTGGGTCGGAGCTTAAAGGGACTGTCCAGCATCGTCTCGGACTGCATCGGGGAGATATTGCTTGA